AGAAGATTTAGGTAAAAATCTATACAGAAAGAAAACTTATTACACACTTGTTATTGAACAAGAGGTATTAGCAAATACTAAAGATGAAGCTGATAAAAAATTAAGTGATAATGGTATAGATCATTCACAGATAAACCACGAGATCACAGAAACTAAAGATGGTGTTGAAACCTATATGGTTGACGCCAACTACACAGATTCGGATACAACAGAATATCTTGGTAAAGTATCTTATACAGATGATGAGTATGCTAAAGAAAACGGTGATGTTGAGATTGATCAATATGCTGATGAGGTTAAAAATGATGAGGAATTTGATAAATGGGCTACGAATCAGTCAAATTTAGAAGATTCAATACAACTAGAAATTGATTCAGAGTCAGAAAAGTAAGTAAAATCAATGCTTTTTAAAGGGTTGACAAATACACCATTTTCTGATAGGATATAGACTATTAACACTAACAAAAGGACATAATATATGAGTTACTTATACACTAAAGAACAACTATTCAACGAGTTCAAAGACGTTACTAAAAAAGATCAAAGTAAGAATAAAGAAACTTACACAAATAGAATCTCTTATCTTACTGCTTTGAAAGAAGATATGATCAAAGTACCTAGAAATTTCAGTAATATGTCAATCAAACCAGAACAACTACAGAATTTGATTGATGATTGGTCAGCTCCTAACCCGAGAGATGCAACATATATGAGAGTTTTTAATATGACTTATGCTGAGAAAAAAGCTGAAGAAGAAGCTGAGTATTTTGACTTGACTAAAAAAGAAAAAGTATATGCTCCCAAAAAGAAAAAAGAAGAAGATATAAAATATAACTAATGTTAACTAAAAGCGAAAAATTAAATAAGTTGAGAGAAGACTACGATAATTATTGTAGATCATTAGGTGTCAATATTGACTCTGATTACAACTCATTTGGTGGTTACGATATGCCAAATTACATTTGTAGGCCATCAGTTCCTACAAGTGATAGAATAGTAGGTGATACTAAAAAGAGAATTTACTCCACACAGTTACCTGCTGGCAAAACAATTAGTGTGGCGTATAACAAAGGTCCTTATATGATTGTTGATTCTGAGGATTTTAAAACTATGGGAAGAAAAGTATGAGAACAATAAAGGCATTTTTAGTAAAAATCATATACCATTATTCAACTTATTTAACAAGTTGGTCTTGGCAGAAGCTATATAAAAATAAAAATAGTTTAGGTTATAAAAAAGGAAAAAAATAGTATGAAAACAATGATGATGTTAACCATTGCCGTCTTAATGACTATGACAATGGCAAAGAGTGATGAAACAATTGATACAAAAGTAAAAAACTATATTGTTAAAGAGTGGACAGATACTAAAGAGTATCAAAAAGCTTCTTGGCAAAAAGGTAAAGAACAAAATGCTAAGAATTGGACAAAGATTAAAAATCTATTTACAAAGGTAAAAAATAATGTTACACAAAATTAGTGATTTTTGTTTAAAGATTGATGGTCTTAAAAAGACTAGTGATAGATTGTATAATTTAAAATACAATAATCCAAAGACGCCTGATAGGGATGCCGAAGTTGGTGAACTAATTGAGGATATTCAGGCGACTTGTTTAGTAATTGCTAAAGATGAAAAACCTTATGACAAATAAAGATATAACTATAAAACAACTAGAAGAACAGAAAAAAGAAATAAACGAGAAGTTAGAACACTACGAGTTTAATGGTCCATCTATAAAGGTACAACAATTAGAAGATGATCTTTTTGAAGTAAATGATACAATAAAGAAATTAAATGCCTAGAATACTATTAATATTAATTGCTGGTGTACTATTAACCAATTGTACAGCCAATAGATCGACAGTTGGTGCCACATTGGGTGGAGCAACGTCCACAACTGCTTGTGTGAGTTTAGGTGTTACAGATCCATATGTTATTGGTGGTTGTGCTTTAGTAGGTGCCTTTAAAGGTGCTGATATTATGTATAAATCAGACTATGATGTACACAATGCCGTATTTGTAGATCATTTAAATACAGGTCCGTCAAAACAATCATATACAAATTGGTATAATCAGAAATCAGGTAATAGTGGTATTATCAAAACAAGTAGCTCTTACATGAAAGGTCCGTTAAAATGTAAAGATTATGACGCTACAGTTGATATTACACAACAATGGCCGTTAGTTGGAATTGGAAGTCCAAATAGAAAAGCAGTATTTGGTACAGCATGTCAGTTACCAGACGGAAGATGGATTGAGGGTTAATGAGAAAAGTATTTTTAATAATGATGGCACTATTCATTACATCAATAGTTATTAATGAAGTGTATTCAGCAGAACCTGAAGGTGTAAAAGATGATCTTTCAGGCGAAGTAGCTAAAGTAATCGCTGTAATAGAAGGCGATACAATATATTTTGAAGATGGTACAAGTATTAAAGAAAGTGAGTTTACAGAAACAGTAAGTAAAACCGAAGAAGTATTAGACAAGTTAGATAAAATAGAACTAGCTAAAGGTAAAATTAAGTATGACAAGATTAAGATTATATCACCTGAACGAAATAGTGGAACAGATCAATACTGTTTTGTTAAAGTAGTAATTAAACAAGTAGGTGATACTATTATTAAAGAAGAAATTTTGGAGTGTGCTGATGGCCGTAAGACATTTGATGGACCTAGTTATTGGGAATTATTTGCTCAATTCTATTACCGTGATGTGTCTGCTCCCGAATACTGCCGATGGTATAGTCGGGCAAATCATGTCTTTAAAACACCAGGAAAGACTTGTTTAAAAATAGATGGTGAATGGGAGGTTAGATGATTAAGAATATAATAATATCATTACTTCTACTTGTGATTGTGTTAGATGTTAGTCCTAATGAGTTTTTAGACTATATTACGATTGGACTTGACAAATTACAAGATTTAGTATATAATGTAAAAAGTGAGGTTAATTAATTATGAATAAAATGATAAAACTAGTATCAGTTGTAGTAGCAGGCCTATTAGTGGCTAACTGTTCAGCAACTTATAAGATGAAGAACGAGAAAGGCACAGTATTAAACCAAGTACCTAAATGGTATATGGCTGACTTCTCGGAAAAGAAGGCGTGTGATACACCAACGTTTGGTAAAGATAAAGAAAAAATATGTATCTTTGGTGTTGGTACTGCTGTATCTCCAGACCTTAATCTAGCAATAGAAAAAGGTATGATGATAGCAAAGGCAGAGTTAGCCGACATTATCAAAGGCGAAATGAATAAGTCTAGTAAACAATTCATTACTGAACTAGGAAAGAACAATAACAAGACAACTGTATCAGAGGTTGAGTCTACAATTGTAAACTTAATTAAAGAAACACCAGTTAGAGGTTATGAAATCTTTGCTAAAGATGTAACTATTACTAAAAACGGATATTACAGAGCTTGGCTTGGTTTAAGATTGCCAATGGGCGAATACAATAAAATGTACAATTTCACAATTGAAGAAGCTGTAGACTCTTATAACGTTAAGATGAAAGCTAATATAGCTTATGACAACTTAATGAAAGTAAAGAATGAAGATAGTAGTATACAGTAAAAACAATTGTCAGTTTTGTAACAAGGCGAAGCATATGATTAGCTCGCTTGGCCTTGAATACGAAGAAAAGTCATTAGAGAAAGACTTTGATTCAGACCCTACAAAACTAATAGAAGATATTGGTAAACCAGTAAGAACTATGCCACAAATTAAGATTGATGGGCAACTTATTGGAGGTTATAATCAGTTAATAGAACACTTTGCTGATAAAGGTAAAGTTAACTTTAAGGGTGAAATTATATAGTGCCAAATGATAAACTGCCACCAAAAGACAACATTATTTTGTTTCCTTCAAATAAAATTGTAGAGAAACCTGGTATTACAATACCACCATCAAATAATGAGTATGTCAAAAGAATACAACAGAAACAAACAAAAGAGTTTGTTGAAACAGCAGTTGATGATATTAGTATGAACTTATTAAGACAATTATATGACCTTGCCATTAAAACAGAAAAACAATCATTTACAAAAGATTTAGCAATGGTTGTTGATATGATTAGAGGTTTAGTTTATAGAGATTTTGACATGCCACATCCTTCTCAAAAACTATCAGAAAAGTTGGTACAATTAAAGAAGAATCAAGGCAGTGCTTTGTCAGCTAGAATAGATTATAGTAGTGTAATTGATAAACCAGCAAAGACTAATAAGCCATTGAGTAAAGATGTAAAAGAAGATTTAAAGGATCTAAATGATTCAACAATGTTTGAAGGAGAAAATTTAGATGATTAACAGAATTCTTACGAGAATCGCCTCAGCAGGTTGTAAAATAGTATTAAATAATACAATTGAAAAGGAGATAAATCATGTTTGGTTTAACTAAAAAAACAAATAACGAAACTAGAGGAAGAAAAAAAATGTCTAAAAAAGATAAAATTCTTAATCTATTACAAAGAGGTCAATCAGTATCTTGGAAAGCTTTAAATACCACTTACGGTCTAAAGTCACCTAGGTCTATGGTTGATACTTTAAGAGCTGAAGGTTTTATGATCTACGGTTCAAAATCAAAAGGTAACCATGTGTACAGATTAGGTACACCTACTAGAGCTATTATATCAGCAGGTATCAAAGCCCTATACGGAACACCTTTTAAATACGACAATGCTAGCACAGTTGCTCCTACAAAAGCAACAGTAGCTTCTATTGACGCCTAGTAATTATATGGGGGCCTTCGGGCCCCTATACCACTATGACAGTTAGTACAGGTCTTGGTCTATTTTTTATAGGCACATTATTAACAATAATTGTTTTAGCTATTGCTTTTCATATAGGCAGTAGACCTTTAGAAAAAAAAGAACAAGAATTAAACGAAGCAGAAAAGACAATTTTAAAACTAAATAAAATAAAAGAATTATAAATGATACTAGTCGATCTAAACCAAATACTAATTTCAAACCTAATGGCTCAAGTAAGAGGCAAAGGTGATGTAAAACCAAATAAAGATATGATCAGACACATGGTCTTAAATTCTTTGAGAGGTTTCAATGTAAAATTTAAAGAAGAATATGGTACTATGGTATTATGTTCAGACGCTGGTAATCCATGGCGTAGAGATTTCTTCCCACAATACAAACATAGTAGAAAAATGTCCAGACAAGATGGTCCATTTGATTGGGATAATATATTTAAGATTATAACGGAAGTTAAAGATGAAATATCTAAAAACTTTCCATACATAATGATGTATGTTGAGAACTGTGAGGCTGATGATATAATAGCCGTACTAGTAAAAGAACAAACGGAAGACAAGTACCTAGTTGTTTCAGGTGATAAGGACTTTATACAACTACACCACTATGGTAATGTGTATCAGTGGTCGCCTTTCTTAAAAGGTTTTATAGGTGAACAAGAAGATCCTGTAAAATTTTTGAGAGAACAAATTATTAAAGGTGATAGATCAGATGGTGTACCTAACATATTAAGTCCAGATGATATTTTTGTAACAGGTGAAAGACAAAAACCTATTACGAAAAAGAAACTAGAAGAGTGGTCAAATATTGAAAATATACCATTAGGTTCAGAAACCAAAAAGAATTTCAATAGAAATAAGAAGTTAATCGATCTATCACAGATACCATTAACGATACAGGAAAACATTATAAATAAGTACAAAGGATATAAAGTACCAAGCAGGTCGCTCCTGTTACCATACTTTATTGAAAATAAAATGAAGTCAATGATGGAAGTCATATCTGACTTTTAAAACATATATGGAGTAAATAATGGCCGAACAACAAAACCAAAACCCACACTTAATTAGTAAAAAAGCTATGTCAGTTATGTCTAACACCAAAGGATCGTCAGACGAAACTGTACATGAAATTTTTACTAAAATTAATAATGCTAAAGATAAACCTAAAAAGATTGAAGTATTAAAAAGATATGATTCAACTTACATTAGACAAATCTTAAAGGCAGCATTTGATCCTAAAATAAAATGGGTCTTACCAGAAGGAACACCTCCTTACATTGCTAATGAGTCACCAGTTGGTACGGAACACAGCTTATTAAAAAATGAGGCAAGAAGATTGTACTTGTTTATTGAAGGTGGCGACAATACAGTTAACAAAACAAGAAAAGAAACTTTGTTTATACAAATGTTAGAAGGCTTACATAAGACAGAAGCTGAATTATTAATAAATGTAAAAAACAAGACTTTAAATAAAACTTATAAAGGTCTAACTGAACAATTAGTAAAGGAAACTTTTGATTGGAATGATGACTTTATGAGGAATACCAAATAATTCTAACGAATCACATGGTCGGAGCTCTTCCGGCCATGCCAAAACCCTTACCTCCCAACGAAAAATAGTGCTTGACTTTATAGTCTTTTTATGGTATCCTATACCAATAAATATAAGGAGAATATACTATGAAGAAATACTTGATTACAATGACAATTATAATGGCAACATTATGGTTCGGCCTAACGAGTTTTATGAACTCAGCGATGGCTAATGATTATAATAAGGCTGTAATTGGCCATGTTATACAATCTAAAGTTAATGGTATTGATGTAGATACTCAAAAATTATTAGAGTATGAAATGTCAAAACTAGGACACCAATTTGCTTTAGAGTCAATACAGATTATACAAGCTTATTTACCTGCTATACTTGACGGTTTATTAGCTGAAATGAGATTAAAAGCAGACAAAGAATATAAATGTTCTTTACTAAAAGATACTGATATACAGGATGATTGTAAGTGATTTTTTTTATCTTAATCAATAAGGAGAATAATGTCAAATCAGAGGGTCAAAAGAATACTAAAGAGGGAACTATCAAAGAGAACGAAGTATAAAACAACGTACAAAGATATTAAATATTATTTTATAATGATTAACAAAGTAGTATTTAAAAATAAACTATCTCCTTTTAATGAAATTCTAATTAAGAATATCAGATACCCAAAAATTACATGTATGGGTCAAGTTGTGGCATGGGAGTGGAAGAGAAAAGGTACAAGACAATTTCATTTAGAAATGTTACCTTACTACAGAGATAAAAGAGAATTCGTTGACACGTTAGGACACGAAATGGTCCATCTATATCAAATGGCTAATATAGGTGATACAGGAAATCATAATAAGATTTTCTATAGTTTCAGACCAAAATTAAACAAAATTGGCCTTGATTTATAATGAAAGAGAGAGTGATTGATGAGTAGAAAAGTAAAAGAGTTAGACCCTTATATTAAAAGTAGAATTGGTGAGGCGATAATAAAGTTAAGAGAACTGTCAAAACTATCAAACTTACCAGGTACAAGTACCGTATATTATGAAGGTAATTGGATAATGGACATCTATAATAACTATACAGAAAAACAAGCAGAGAAAATATTTGATACAGCTAAATCATATGTTGGCGAGTTAGATTTTTTTCAACATAAGACGAACTATACTTATGATAATGTTGATGATACACCTATTCAATCATATGAGTATATTGCGAGAAAAAAATGAAATCATTTAAAGCTGTAATTAGAACATTGATGGTAACAACCATTGTTGTATTTTTTACACTCACATTTTATGAATATAAAAACCAAGTCATTGGTCAAGCTGAGGCAAGTGTTCCTAAAAAGCCAAATTTTGAACATGACAACAACCAACAGTTTATAAAAAATGTTAAACAATGTGTTGAGTATGTTTATTTTTATGATAATGTACCAGAGGTAAACTTGGAACTATTATTGGCTCAGGCCGCTTTAGAGAGTGGCTGGGGAAACAGTAGATTTGCCAGAGTTGGTAAAAACCTATTTGGTATTAGAACATATGACTTAAAAGAACCACATATGTTACCATCAAACAATCCAAAGAAGTGGGGTGTTAAAGTTTATGAACATGAATGTTATAGTGTAAGAAATTACATAAGTATACTAAATAATGGTGGTGCTTATGAGAAGTACAGAAAATTAAGAGAAGATGGTATAGATGATCCATTTATATTAGTTGATACACTTGAAGCTTATGCTAGTGATGATAACTATTTCTCTAAAATCAAAAGTATATTAACCAAAATTAGAAAAGAATATAATTAATGTTTTTAACAATATTAACCTTTTTATCGGCCATATCTATATCAGTTATAGCGGCTGGGTATTCAATCATTGGACTAGCAACATTGTTTGCTGGCGCTGTGATACCTATTATTGCTATGGGTTCAGCACTAGAAGTTGGTAAGTTAGTAGCG